TCAATGTTGTTTCATCTTCATTAATAATTACTTTCAATGCAGACTTAATCATTTCTCTACATGGTGCTGGTGTTGAAGATTTCACTGCCTCGATGCCCATTACTTTCAACTGAGGTTCAGCATATCTAACACCTTCACTGTCATAAACATTTAAGATATATCGTTTTTTAGCTGTCCAGATTGCTTTATCGGCAATAACTTCTCTCACCATCACCATCTTTTGTTCATATGCATGAACATACTCAGCCAACTCAACATAACACTTATCTATAAACGGTTCAATCTTTTCTTTAGCAACCTTATCTAAAAAATCTACAGGATTCTTTGGAGTAACTTTAGAAACTAACTCATCAAATGTCACATATATAGAATCTGTATCAGAGGCTATCACATAATCTTTATCAGTAGTTTGTAAAATTTTATTCAGGTACTCATTAACCTTGTTTTCAATCCACCTTATTGCTAATTGTCCTGACGTAGTAACTGCTGTAGCCATACGTCTATCATAATATCTAAAATACTGATTACCAATTGCCCCATAAGCACTATTCAATGCTATCTTTCTAGTTTATCTTTAGTATTTTCATATTTCTGTTTAGCTTCTAACGACCACTTCTTAAATTTCACCCGATCATTATACATCTTCTCCATCAGCTGCGGAAGAAAACCTTGAAAATCTTTTCTAAATCTAGCACCATTTGGAGTTACTGTATAACCATCATCTATAATTTCAACAGACCTTTCTAACATTTTATCAACACTAACCTCACTATTAGATTCTGTGGCCAATGTTTCTGGTGATATATTATATTGCATAATTAAATGAGGATACAAACTATTCAAATCAAACGACATCACCCAATTGTGTAACCCTGTCTGCGGATCTTTTACATAAGCACCTTCATATTTTTCGGCACCATCAGCTATTCTTCTCATTGGAACTACTATATGCTTCTCTTTGAGAAAATTATAGATAGTCACATCCCACATACGAACCTGAGAATATACATCATTATAATTTGTCTTGGCCTCGTAAGCCATAGTCAATGCCAACTCAATCAACTTCATCTTATCTTCCATGGCATCAACCAACTCTACATCATTGATATTATAATCAACAAATGATTGGTAGTCGTTAGTATACCAATCGCGGAATGTTTCGTGTGGGTTTTCAGATTTACCTACACCCAACTCAACCTCAGCAATATAGTCTAGCCTATATGATTCTTGGTTTGTATATGTAAACTTTTTATATAAGTCTAGATAGTCAAGTATAGAAACACCAAAAATATTATACTTCTGTTGTTCTCTACCCATCATCCTAGTAGATTCTTCTTTAACTATCTTCCAAGATGAGAGCTTTTCAATCGCCTCTTCACCTAACAAATTTTTTATTCGATTGCATAGATATGGTATATCAAAAAACTGTACGTTCCAACCAGTTACCACATCTGGTTGTATCTCTGACCAAAATTCTAAAAACTGTTTGATAAGCTCAATTTCATTTTCACAATGTATATAAGTAACATCTGATCTGTTTGTTTTATATTCACCAGTACCCCAAACTCTTATAGCCTTATTAGATTGGTTCTTAACTGTAATACACAATAGAGGTTCTATGGCTTCCTTTATAGCTGGGAAACCATTCTCACACGCTACCTCAATGTCTAATGATAGAATTAGAATCTTGTTGATATCCCACTCAACTACACCAGGATACTTCTCAGCCAGGTAGACATAGGGGTATCGTTCAAACCCAGAAATTAAATGAGTTTGTTCCTTGTATTGCTCAAGGAATTCTTTTCCTTTATGAATATCTTGAAATTGAACCGGAGCTACTTTTTCTCCAGATAAAGTTCTCCACTTTATATCTTTATCAGTAGGGACGAAAAACGTAGGCTTCCATTTTATCTTACGATTAACTCTCTTGCCGTTTTCTATTTCACGAACAAGAAGCTGGCTCCCACGTTGGATTACATTAATATAGAAATTACTCATCTATTAATTATAACACAAATTATTCGTTAAGTAAAGTCTTTGAGCTTACTTCAGGCACTATAATGCCCGAACCGAACACTTGATTATAATTATTTACAATTTCTTTTAAAGGTTCTGTTATTACTATGATCCAATCTTTAGGAATCTCATACTCTTTACTAGCACTAAAAGGCATCCAAGGCATCAACCCCATCTGCATATTATTTTTCCCATCTCCTACAGGGACTAGCATTGCTGGATTCTTTACAACAGTATGATTCTGACTTTCTTTACCATCTAAAACTTCAACCACAATATCTTCACCTGACTTCAACCTCATTAATTTCAAATTCACATTATTCTCCTACTATTCAATTCGCTTTTTACCAATATAAAACTTTGATTTGTGATAAGGGAGCTTGCGGTTCACTTTTTCCAATAAGTTCTACAAGTTCCCAATCTTCTAACAACTTTGCTATCGTGTTTCTCCTCTCAATATCATTTATTGATATATTAGTTGGTTTACCATCTAGTGCAAACAACTCTTTAAAATGTACGATAAAATAACGACCTTGTTTGTGGAGGATGTGACACGATTGATATAATTTTCTCTCCTTGCGAGAGGCTACTCCTATGCGAGAAAGTGTTTCTCGTACTTTTAAAAAATCATCACTCTCACTTAGCTTTACCTCGAGCATTAGTTCTGGAGTCCATTCCAACTCTTCCATATATACCACCTCGATTTATTATTCTTTTAATATGTTCAATTTGTTCATCATTTAGTATGTCAAGTGCTTGTCTAGCCTTTTCATTATTATAGCCATAATATTCTTTAACATACTCAAGATTTTTAATCTTACTAGACCTAAGCCACTTTGCAAATCGTTTCTTTGGTCTAATACTATTTAGAAAAAATTGAAATTGCAATCGTTTATCGAGGTGACACAAACGATTCATCTCATTCGCATACAAAAGTGTATCTGGAAATGCAGACAACACTTTATTAACTATATAAGCTGGGTATTTCTTTTCCCAAAACTCATCTTCACTATCCATCAGATCAATTTTCTGATGATTGATAGCATTTAGATAATCTTTTAATTCATAACTCATTTATAAAATTCTCTCGGTTGCCACATCTTATCATATATAGTTTTTGCTGGAATAGTACCCACTAACCGGTTATCTTCTAAAGGCGCCCAACCTCTTCTTAAATGTTTTATGAAAGCCTTGGGATGAGTCCAAACCTTCAACCGAGCTTGCTGTAATCTATAAGACCAATGATGATCCGAAGAACAACCATTAGGATGAGTCAGTAATGGAAACTTTAAAAATATATCTCGTTCGGCTATTGACATAGCAAAATTAGCCATAGTTATTTGTATAACTCCCTCTTGTTTTTCTACCCATTTCATAGGAATCCATGGAGGATATTCTTTTCTTATAGGACCATTATCATCTAAAATTTTTGGAAGCATACCTTGACTTACAGTACTTATAGGACTCAAACTACCATCCGATTCTATGTGCATATTCATCCAACCAGTAAACACATCATACTCTTTCATTTCTCCATACTTCAAAATCGTATCAGCTGCTCTCTTACTTACTACACCATCATCACTCATCACTATATAATGACTAAACTCTGTTTTCTTAATAAACTTATTCATTTCCTCTACAACTTGTGGCTCTGTATAGGCTCGGAACCATACCTTAGGAATATCTATATTTTGTTTAAGAGAACTGATAGCTTCATCTATCTCCCGAGGTTGCATAATCATCAATACAGGATTAAAGGTCATGTAATTTTCTCAATTCTTTATATCGAGCTGTTTCTTCTATTAAATAATATTCATCCACATCCCATTTCTCTAATGCATACATATTGGTTTTTATTCTCTTGGCTGGATTGCCCACCCACACTTGGCCGGGAGCAAGTTCTGCTTTCTTTGGAACAATACATCCCATACCTATCATAGAATATGAACCTACTACTTGATATTGGTGTATCAGACACCCAGTTCCACAATTACTATGGTGCATCACATGAACATGACCTAATATAATAGCATTACAACTTAATGTAACCTCCGATTCTATCACACAATCATGTGCAACGTGTGACCCTCTTAACATTATAACATTATTATCTATCCTTGTCAACCCATCGGTCATTGCTCCATGAATAGTAATATGTTCTCT